ATCGCCATTGATTCTCAAATTAAAACTTGTGCCTTCTGCCGCAGTATAAATATCTTTTAATACGACAAAAAGGTGTTTATAGCCAGTTGTCGTTATATTAAAAGTCGTTGTAGTTCCACTTAAAGTAGTGCTTCCAGAATTAAGCAAGGTCATTCCACCGCCACTAGCAGCAGCAGCCCACTTCAATCCTGTCGCTGTAGAGCTATCAACCTGCAATGTGTGTCCATTTGTGCCGCCAACTGCAAGCCGACTAAAAGTATCTGCACCAGTTCCAACTACTAAATCACCTTTGGCATCAATTGCAGTTGCCATAGTATTTGTAACAACTGGTATCGGGCCAGTACCACTAGCAACCGATATACCTGTACCAGCTTGAACTTCAGTTACATCACCAGCACCGCTAACACCCACCCAAGCTGATCCATTGTAAACTTCAACTGCATTGGTATCTTGTAAGTAACTGACCATACCTTCAGCTAATACGCTGGTAAGCGCGCTAGTGCGAGCTGCTGAGCTTGCAAATACCATAACTGTTTGCTCATTTAAATACGTATTGACCTGAGCTGCTGTTAAGACATCACCTGTCTGAAACAGCTTATATCCTGCGCCTGCCATATTTCTCCTTAGTAGCTCAGACTATCTGAGCCTAGTATACCTGATACATCTGAATCTAGGACAAAACCTGCCAATAAAGGTTCTGTGGTGTATAGCGTAGTCATCCAGGATGACCTGGTAATGTCGTGATGGATGGCGTTTACCAAGCTAGATTGGACCACGCTGCTAGAGCCTGGGGTAGTCTTAGTAACTGTTACACCATCAAGCAATTCTATGTCTACCCCTGCCAATGGCTTATTGGGGTTTGTATCATCATAGAGATTCAGCTGAATGCTATCTATGCGTATCTCAGGGTCTTTGCGTGTGGCTAGGATGCCTTGAGCCTGATTTAAAGCCTCTGCATCTGTCTGTACTAATATGCCTGAGCGTGTGCCTGAATGAAGGAAGAACTTATCAATTGAATCTTGGTCAAAGGCATTCTGAGCTGTACCACCTAAGCGTGTGATAGTTACGTCATTGACTAGCGTAGTATCGTCAAACGCTACTACTGCATTGGTGTAGGAGATGTCCACGCCTTGATCACTAAACTCATAGACCGGGAAGGCTGGGTTAGAGATTAGGTTATTACGGCTGACAAAATCTACTCTGCCATTAACATCTATAAAGATGCCGCCAAACTCGCTCTGCTCTACTGTAAATAAAGCTTCTAAGGCATCTCTGGCGGTTCCTGGGTCTGCCTGTAAGGTAGAATCACCAGTATCCACATTTCGTAGGCTTATAGGCCACTCTATGTCATCTAGGATGGCATTCACGCGAGCCCCTGAGAGCTGCACCCCTGAGCCTGCTACTGTGTCTATGGCTGAACCTGCCAGCAGTTTGAAGCCATCTACGCATTTAAGGGTAACTGTACTTAGTTCATCATTGCCTTGCCTAAACCCAGTATCGTAATTGGTAATGAATCCTGAGAATAGGAAGTAATCATTGGTTGCATAGGTAGCATAAATAATAATCTGCCTAAGGGGTACTAAGTTAGGGTAATAGGCGCTATTAGGATTGGTGGGATTCCAATCGCCATTCTGATCATATAGCACTACGTTAGCAGTTCCAGCTTCAAACTTAGATGTGATTCGGTTGCGACCCCTGCGTATATTTACTTTAGTTACTAGGTCAGTAATCTCAACTGGCAATGTGCCAGAGCCAAGGGTATTAGTACCTAAGATACCTTCAGTAAGGCTATTTAGGATAAGTGGGTTAATTTCAAACGCGGTATCGCTATCAAAGTCAACAAACACTCTTACTGTAGGTGCTGGCATTATATCGCTATGCTACTAAATAATGGGCTCTTACCTGAGCGTTGATACTCATACTGAATGTCCGTTATTGATTCAGCCAAATCTTCAACTGCTATAACTGATCCTTCAACAATAACAGTAATGTTAGTATCGCCACCGCCACCAGATTCAGCTAATAAAGCATCTGCAAGTATCAATTCTGCATCTGCTAATGCTGCATTAGCTAAGGCATTATTCTCAACAGCTGCAATTACTTCAGGATCACCAGCCAAGAATGCTGCTACTACATCAGCAGCTAAAGTACCGCCACCCCCACCGCCTATAACACTAGGCACATTAGCACCTTGCAATGCACCATTAATGTAAACGCTATTGGCGTTTACATCCATGCGGTCTAGCTTGGTAACTGTCATCTTCTCTTGGTCTAGCTTCAATCCCTTTTCAGCAAATAGGGTTTCAATAGGTATTTTAATGTTAAGTGTCTTAAGTAGTTCCTTAATGCGTGTAATAGTGCCAGGCCAATCAGCGAATGGATCTCCAACCATTTCATCTAGGCTATCTAGCAACATAGCTAGTTCCTTAGCCTCGGCCTCAGCCTTGATTAACTGACCTTCAAGAATGATGGCTCGCTTTACATCCTCATCAAGAATGGCCTTCATTAACTCTAAGCGTAGGCGTTCTACGTCATTGATTTGACCGCCTAAAGCAGCAGCAATTTGTATACGATCCATTTCAAACCGCTTATTGATTTCGGATAAAATGCCTTCTTCTTGTTTCTGTTTTTTGGCAGCAGCGGCCATGGCTTTTTGTTGTTTAGTTTGTTGCTTTAACAATGCCAAGATTTCTTTTTGGCGTTTTAGAGCTGCTTCTTCGGCTCGTCTTGCTTCATCAATCTGTGCCTTTTGTGTATCTTGGCTAGATTTGGTAACAGATATGTTGCCCATACCTTGAAAGCCTTTGATTTGTTTTAACAGATTAGCGGCATTGGAAGGTGAGAAGAAAGAAATCCGATCTTCAATAAAACCAAATATATTGCCTAAAACACCTGCACCAGGTATCTTGCCTAATTCTCTAATCAAATATGCTGTTGCCGTAATATTATTGGCAATAGCATCTCCAAAACCTTTCATTTTCTTTGTAGCAGTTTCAATGGAATTATCGCCTGATAACAACTCAAGTGCAGTTATTAAAGACACGCCAATTGTTTCTGTTGCATTGGAAGCTGCAACATTGAGCAAGTTCATCTTGCCTTCAAAACCTTCAACTGAAGCTGCGCCTTGGCCTGCAAACTGCTGAGATAGGATTGTTACAACTTTATTGAAATCCATTGCCTTAAGTTCGGCATCTGTGTAAGCTAAGTTTAAAGATTTCAAACCTTTTGTATTGCCTAAAAATGCTTTAGTCAAAATGTCAACAACGGAATTAATGTCTTTACCTGAGCCGGCAGAAACGTCAAAAGCAAGTCCAAGCAACTCTTGGGAACGGCGAACTGATCCTGTTATTTGTGCTAACTGAGCAAATGCAGGCCTTAACTCATCATCTAAAATACCTGTTTGTTCTTGTAATCTTTGTATGAATTGTTCAACATCTACTTTAGCGTAAGCCAAGCCGACATTGTTAAGTGATACAGCTAAAAGTCTTTGCGATTTGATGTCTGCATTTGCAGCAGATATTGCTTTCTTACTATAAGCAGTTATAGCGGCAGCACTTAGAGAAACGCCTATTACGCGGCCTAATGATTTGGCGCTTTTCTCTAACTTGCCAAATGCTTTATCTGCATCGTTAAATCCCTTTTTTTGGAATTGTCCAATGATATTAATTAGAATATCTGAAGAAGCCATTACGCCACCAATTTCTTGCTCTTGTCAATTTCCCGACCTACTTGGACATTTGCAACGTCAATTGCTTTCATAATCGCATCTAGGGCTTTGCCTCGGTTACGCCAATACGCTGCAAACAATAATCGGCCTGTTGTTTTTTGTCCTTGTCCTTTGTAATCTTTTAAGCCACCAATATCATTCATAGCACCAATAAAGGTACGACCAGCATTAGGGTTATTTGATTCGCTGCGTGATGATCCTGATGGGTTTGCTCTGCCAGCAGTTTCAATTATCGCACCTGCTGCTGATCTATTAAACAAAGTAAACATAGACACAAAGCCAGTTTTGTCTTGCCTATTTTTTGCTAGTGAATAGGTCAAACCTTTTTTTATTAAACTAGCATTGTAACTAGGAAACGCCCTTGCTCGGCCTGTTCGGCTTTTACGTTCTTTGCCTGTGTCTGTCCAGTTATACAGATTGCCAGGTGCAGAATTAGGCACTTTGCTTCTAGCATCATTTACAATTGGCTTGAGTTCTGCTTTAACTTTATTATCAAACTCTTTGAGCAAGTTAGTATCGTAATTTCGCAAGGCTTTTCTAAGCCCTACGATTCCTTCTACTACGATTGGCATTCTCTCGCTCTTTCGCCTGTTGCTTTAGGACTTCATAGAAAGCCTTTAGCAAGTCTGTGTCCATCTTGATAAACTCGCTAGGCGCAATTCCAGTATGGATACTCAGCTGAGCAACCCTATACGTGAAGGAATCGCGCGTTAGCCATTTGGGGAATCGTCTGCCACCACATCTACCGCAGCTAAAGTATCCAGAAACGCTGAGCCAAAAGGTTTGACATCAGGCGCATCAGCGCGGCGTAGACATTCCCATGCAAGCCAATAAATATGCTCCTGCTTTTCATCCTCGCGGAAGGCTTTGTGAAAGCCTTTGCGGAACTGCTGCTCAAAAGCATACTCAATCCCTGGCGTAATCTGATGATCAGATTTAGTGCCATCTGCCCTAGTAATAATTAGCTTTGCCATTTTTGCCCCTTTGTTAAATTAGAACGTGCCGGTGTCGGCTATCGTTACAACAGAGTTTAGCGTAAAGGTGATGTCCTGTGTTCCAATATCGCCAACGCCACCATTGATTGGGGTCAGGTTATTGACCAAAATATCAAAGGTGTAAAGCGGATTGGTTGCACCGACAGCAGTAGCTTTTTCCTGGAGCATTTTTACTGCAACAGTTGTGCCGAATGCTGCGCGGAGAGTTGCCATTACGTTTGATGCTGCTGTGTCATTTAAGAATGAAACAGTTAGCGTTCCAGATTCCAAGCCTTTTACAAACTTGTGAGCTGTATCGCCCATAGCGGTAACTTCAAGCTCATCTGCTGCCTGATTAAGTGTAACGCTTGTTACGTGGTCGCTCAGATCAACAGCGTTAATCTTAAGACCAACTTTGTTATTAAGAAAAACAGCCATTGCTATTCCTCATCTTTCTTAGTTGTTGGTTTTGGTGCTTTTTCGCTTAGCTCTACTTGGCCAATTTTGGCAAGGAAAGCCTCGCGTTCTTTGTCTACATCAGCCATGTTTTAGCTCCAATCGGATAGAACGCTGATTGATACTTCACCGGATAGCAGATCTCCTGCTGTTCCGGTTAAGACCGCGGGGGCGCTGAAAGTTCCAATTGAATATGCAATTGATGATGCTTCCAGCTTATTTACTATATTCAGATAATAATCTTCAATGTTGATTAGGTTGCCTTGGTTATCAAACATAGGGGTTAGCACTATGAGCTTAAAGTTAACCTTAGGCTTGATTGCTTTGTAATGGTCATTACTTGGCTCAATATAAGGATCACCAGGTTGCACCACAATGCTGTTA